CGTCTGCAAACGCAGGCATGTTTAAGATCGTTGCAAAGGGATCCCACATCTCTGCGCCCACCGACACCTGGATCGATGTCATAAATGCAAATGCAGTTACAGAAGGACCATTCTCTGTCATATCTAGTTCTGATATCCAGGTGTTTTCATCTGATGTATATCCGCAGATTTGGCGCGGTTCTTATCTTCCCACGCCAGCCAGCGCGTCACTTAAAGATGTAGCGGCTTCATTAAACAATGACCTGATGAATGTTAAAGGTTCCATCTTTAAAACTTCGTCAATAAAAACTACCAGCACAACTGAGAACGATGGGTCCGTTGGCACACCTGTTTCAGTTGGAAACATGTCGTTGGTTTTTCCGACCGCTCAAGCAAATCAGTTTGGTAACCAATCTCACGTGGCCTCACGCGTTAGCGACAAAGATCTTTTGTCTTTGTTTAAACGAACAACGCCAACATCTACTAATGTTTGGTTGGACAGATTTAGATATTCGACTGTAAAAGACTCATTAAGCGCAAATGCCACACCAAATCCAGTAGGCTACAGCGAAATATTAGAAGCCTCTGGCACATTCAACCCGTCAGCTGCAGCATACGACGATGTTATTAGTGTCACATCTGGATCAAACAAATCTCATTTTAGATCAGTAAAAGAATTTTTATCTGGCGATCGAGTCGGTACGCAGATTTCTCTACCAAGAACAGAAATGACGTATCTCATCGGCGATCAAGTTGACCTTATGAAGAGTTTAACTCTGTCAGCGGACGATTCGATTGTTTTCATTGTCGATGGTGACGCAGTTAACAACACGATCAACGTGAACATGTGGCGAACTGGCAAGGTTAATAACCAGTATGTACCTTCTTCAACATCATTTTCGGCAGACGATGCCGACAATGAATCTGGTGTAAACTTTGGCACTCTGCAGGTTTGGTCTACAGCTTCTGGTACTGATTTTAGTGATTACGCCGTATGGATGAAAAGTAGAAACTGGTATCGCACAGGTGGCGCACTAGCCGATAATGCAACCATGATCTTAAGGGCAAAAGAATATGGCCCAACTGGAGACAAGCATAGGTTTACTATCGAATATCCGTCTATACCAAACCAACTTGCTGCAGTAAGACACGACAACACTCCCGATTACACGCTAACAACGTATACTTTTGCTTCTGATGCTCAGCGAAGTACTGGAATTGTTGGCGGGACTACATTTAAGGTTGCCTCCATTTCGACCGATAACTGGAGGTACTCCTTTACCCAAACTTATGTAGACCTTTCTTCTGTTGTGGTTGGTGACATTCTATCGATCTTGGGATCATCGGGCGTTTCTGCTGCAAATCGTGGCACCTTCTACATCAATGCTGTTGATTCTGTCAACAGAACGATTGATATATATAATCCCAGTGGCTCAGCAACATCCGTTGGACTTCCAGAAAAAACCAATGCAACTACTGTCGCGGATATTCAGGGAGCATATTTAACTCAAAATATAACAACAACGCCAGAGGGCTCTGGTACGGGCGCAGTAACTGCTGGTGATTATTTTATTTTAAACGACCAGCTCGGTCCTATTGCATTTTGGTACCAAATTGGCGGCTCTCCAGCAGTTACACCGCCCACTGGCGCAACACGAAACGTATGCATACCAACAGTAGTCGTTGGCGATAGCGCAACAAATGTCGCAACTAAAACAGCATTAATACTTAATAGTTATGGCTATTTTAATGCCGTTTCGGCTGGAAACATAATCACCGTCACAAATCAATATGTTGGAAACTTTGCTGTTGGATCTGATGGCACTGGTACAGCAATTACAGGATTTAACTTTTCAATACCTACTGGTGGCGCGGGCGCGGATGCAAACTCTATTGGCGGTAAGTACTTTAAGCTATATGATCAAAGCGGAAGCGTTGCCGTCTGGTATAACACCGGCTCAAGCGCACTTCCTCCACATGGTTGTGATCGAGCAATACAGGTAAGCATATCTCCAGGTTCTTCTGCGAGCGCTGTGGCATCGGCTACTGCTTCATTTGTAGGCGCTGACCCTGCTTTTAATGCATCCGTTTTAGGGTCTGTTGTCACGATAACTGACGCGTCGAATGGCAGCAGGACAAATGCCTCGGATGGGGCAACGCCTTATGCAACTGGATTTACTATATCCGTATCTCAGCAGGGCGTTGACGACGGCGTGGAGGGTATTAACTCGACATCTGCTTGTGCAATTTTTCCGCTTACAAGCAACGACGTTCAAAGCATCTGCGATACGATAAATACAAGTCAAACACTTACTGCTGTTCCGGTGGGCGATCCTGATTTGGCGATATCTAAGGCAACGCGCGAAGACACATACTCATACACTGGAAACTCGAGTGCTCTCGCGTACGGTCACGATCCGCGGCCTTCTTACGGATTAAACGGTTTTGTTAGCCTATACGATGGTCAATCGTTTGTTCAGTCATTCTCAAATGCTAGTCCTCAGTTTGTCTTAAAAAGAGCACTTACTCTTCAGGGAGTGGTGCCAACCATCTACTCTATTAATTCATGCCCAAATGTTGACACCGATGAAGTTGGTGAATATTTCAAATTAATACCAAAAACCATAAAGAATATCAAGCATCATTTTACGCAAAAAGCATTGAGTCAATTACCTATCGTCGCAGATGTGGATATTGCAGATAACTTTAGAAAAATACAAATTAAATCCAAGAAACTCGGCACATCTGGCGGCGTTGAGATTGTTGGTGGTCGCGCTAATATTGGTGAATTTTCAATCGTCGGCGACGCAATTGTGACTCCAGGGCTGGGAAGTACGAACTATTTAGAGATCAAAACCTCAGCATTTCCGGCAACAATAAATAGTAATGATTTAGTAGAAATTTATAACGATCTGCCTGCAAAAAGAAGATCTAGATTAACTGCAAACAGTTCAATAACTGTAAGTTCTGCCGGCGTGGGTGTATTTGATTATCGCTATAATCCGCGCAATACTCGCATTACGCCATTTACTAACTGGACTATCACCGATGTGTCGTCGTCGTACGGTAAGGTTGCAGGATTGGTTTGGAGATGGCAACATACGGATTCCGGTGCCAAACTTACAATTACGGCAAAATCGAACGGCGCTGTTGCAACAATCCCTAACTCATATATTAGTAACGGTACCGCACAGTCTACAAAACTCTACGCATACGAGTACACAAATGGTAGTTCGACAAGCAAGCTAACATTCTCTCTTGCGGTATCAAGCAGTCTTTCTGTGTCACCTGATCAAGGTAGCTATTTTTACTTTGTATCTCAGGATGGCACTAAATATGCTGTATGGTTCAATATCAACGGAAATGGAACTCTTCCAACTAGCGCGCAGTTTATTGCAGCAGACTATAAAATTAAAGTGGACGTTTTAAGTACTGATACTTTAAACGATATTACTTCTGCACTCTATGGTGCGCTAATAAACCCATTAGATTCAAATGCAGTTGCGTTCTTAACAGATTTCGATATCTCTGCCGTCGCCGGAACAACACTTGGTGAGGTGCAGGAAGGAGATCTATTAAATGCTTATGGAACGCTTACTGCGGGTTGGAGCAGCGCAAATAAATCTTATGCAGCAGGAGAGTCTGAGGTTTCTGGGTTTCCGATTGTTGCCGTAAATACTTCTTTAAAATACATCGATGTGCTAAATCCAACCGGCGCAACAATGACATCACCGAACTTTTCTGGTCTATCAGGAACCATTTCAATTAGCCCTACACCGTTTATTAGGTTTCGCTTAAAACATCAAGCACTATCAACACGTTACAGAATTGAAAAACTGGGTGCGCTAGATTTATTTAGAATAGTTAAAGTTTCTGGATCTAGTCCATATTTTGCCGACTGCGGTGTTGCTGTTGATGATTTTGTAGTTTTGAGCGGGTCGTCTTTTCAGTCGGCAAATCAAGGTCGATTTAGGGTACTAGCCGTTGATAACGATTCAATTGTTATTCAAAATACAAGTGGCGTAGAAGAATTAAATACATATCTGCCGCTTTCTAATGCTGACACGGCGGCAATCTGGACGTCAGGATCTACCTCTATTACCGGATCTGCTGGAACATTCGCAAATGTATCTGTAGGAGACTGGATTAAAAAGAATGAGGATTCTCAAGATAAGTTTGCGCAAGTAACATCTCTTTCTCCTGCAACACCCTCACTAGCGACAAGCGTAACCTTGGGCCAAGTATATCGCGGAACTACGGCAACGGCAACCGGTATTGTTACAAATTTTGAAACTGATGTTGGCCAAGGTTCTATGCTCATGGATACAGATGATCTTCAAGTATTTGAGGGCGATTCTGTTGTGGTTGGAGATTCGTTGATCGTCGATACATATACCAATTATAATTGGTTTAATCAAGTAAACACTGGCGTACGAACTGTAGTTGGTTGGGGTAGTTCTGCTGGAGCCGATACGGCATATCTCTCACCGTACGTACGCGTCAACAACAGTAACGGTGTGGCAGAAAGTAACAGACTTGTAGGTCTAAAATTAGATGCATTCTATGTATTAGAAGGCGAAGATTTTAAATATAAGACCGTAAGACAGATCGATCATGCTGCAATAAATCAAGGTAATTTTACGCAACGCATACTTTATGCCACCCCATCCGACAGATCATTTAAGATGTCGGATGTTTACGAATCTAAGATTAGATCTCTTGGAAAGATGGGTTTTCCTCTCGGTTCAACGACAGGCGTTGACGGGTATTTGTACTACACGGGCCTAATGAGAACTGTGCAAAGAATAATTGACGGCTATGAACCAGATGCTGCAGCATACCCTGGTCAAAGGGCTGTTGGTTCTGCTATCGAAGTTCTTCCTCCGCTCATTCAACAAATTGCCCTATCTCTTAAGATCACAACTAAAGACGGCGTGAACCTAACCGACCTAACAAATGAGATCAAGTCAACAATAATCAACTATGTCAGCTCGCTCGGTGTTGGGGACGATATGATCCTCTCTGAAGTTATCGCGAGAGTAAAAGCTATTATCGGGATCGATGCTGTTACGTTTACGACCCCAAGCCCAAGTCAAGAAAGGATCGCCGTAGCCGACGACGAAAAGGCCTTCATAACGCCAGATCTAATCAGCTTAGCGTAAGATAAAAGATGGCCAACAACAAGACATCCGCAGACAGCATACACGATGCATTCAATGCATACTTTAATACGCGCGTCAATCCAAATTGGCGCGCGCTAATTGAAAGCATCGGCGAGTCAGACGACGATATAGCTAATCTTATTGAAGAAGTACGAAAGCAATTCTTCATATCTACGGCCAGTAGGCCATATATTGATCGTCTAGCTGCCAACTACAAGGTGTCTAGGCCTAAAGTTGTTGGAATGGATGACACGACATTAAGGCGCTACGTTCCAATACTCGCATATCAGCCAAAGCAAGTAAAGGCTGTAATTGATCAATTATTGGACATTTTCTTTTTTAAAGAGTCAACGACTGCATTAGTTGAATCTTCTCAGTTCGAACCTTTCTTTTTAAAAGACGGATGGGAATTAGAATACGCCGTAGATGCAATTAACTTTGAACGCATACTTTTTAAAGCAGAGGATTTTACGGACATCTCTATTGCAACCGCAGATGAGATAGCTTCTGCCATAAATCGTCAAGCAAAATATAGTTTTGCTACGGCATTTGAAAACAGAATCACTAAACGCAAGTTCGTTAAAATATTTACAAAAACTATTGGCGCCAAAGGGTCCATAGAGATTACTGGCGGACGCATCGATGTATCGCTTCAATTTCACGGCATAATCCCAGATGCCGGATCTGGCGAAACAACGCAGTGGCTTATAACAAAGATTGGTGACACGACTCGCTTCAAGTATATCGGTGGATCTCCAATTGCGTTGGATCAGGCGAGAGTTGGTGACAATGTCATCATAGATATGCCCGGCAACTCTGGCACCTTTAATATAATAAACATCAATCTAACTGAAAATTACTTTGAATTTAATAATCTTTTTTCTACACCCGGTACGTTTGATCACGGGCTTAATCCGAACTATTTTGTTAGGTTTGTGCGTCCAGAAAGATCTGTGATCTACACTAGAAACAACCGATCGGTGGTTTGGGAAGTTTCGCCTGGTGAGATTATAATCGAGATGCCCGCAACACCGCCCGTAGTGAGGCGCGAACTTAAGGGATCTGCGCACCTTAACGGCATGATTTCTAGCGTAGTAGATGTACCGTCTAAAACATCTCTTATGATAGAAAATGGCGGGGATTGGCCAAATAGTGGACAGTTTGTCCTTGAAAAACTAGAACAAATAAAGAACAGAATCGTCACCCTAACCCAGGATACGTACCATTCACAAGACATAAGCGGCAGTTTTGATGCGTACAATCAAAAATATTCGTATGTGTCTAAAACATTAGATATTTCTGGAAGTTATGTTCTTAATGGAATTAATCCCGAGCTTCCAGATTTAGCTAGTGTTATCGAGCTAACCATAGCAACAATATCCTGTGACGGTAATGGCGTAGTTTCTGTACAGACCAATGAAAAACATGGCCTTAAAGCCAGCCAGTCGGTAAGAATATATGACGTTACCGGCGGAAACTTCAACGGTGTATTTGAGGTCGATCAGATCGTAAACGAGTATGTGTTTGAGTTTCAAACAAACAACAGTGTGTCGTTGGGAATTGGTGGTGGAGTTAGGATTGAAAAAGTTGGTTTAGCTGAATCTAATTCGAAAGCTTATTTGACCACTGCACTTGTCAATACCGGCGTAACTGGGCCTTATATGTACGATACTAAAGCCCCATTTGTCGTTTCATCTTATGTCGGCAAAATAACCACAGACATTAAGGCAGGAAATGTTGTATTTAGTCTGAACATTGAGACACCAAACAACATACCCGACGAGCAAGGATTCCTGATCTTTGACTATGGTTTAAATACCCAAGAAGGGCCAGTTAGATACCTG